CATGATGCAACCCACCGACCCGTTCGAGGGCATGGGCCTGCTGTCTCGCCTTGCCGCCAGCCGTGGCATCGCGCAGGAAGCCGGTGGCGCGCCGCTGGCGAACCTTCTTAACATCATCACGCAAAAGAAAGACCCCCAGCTTGCCGAACTGGCAAAGCAGCGCGGCGGGTTTTTCGGTCTTTTGGGGGCGTAAATGGCAATTAATATGGAGGAACTCCTGCGAGCCTTCGGTCGGCCCAATGTGGTCGAGGTTGGCCGCGTTCCGCAGCCGCCGGCCACCCTGCCACAGCCCGTCAGAGCGCCCGCAATGGCCCAAGCGCCTATGCAGGCACCCATGCAAGCACCGCAAGCAGCCCAGCGCCCCCGTGGCCTTCTGGGTGGCTTCTTCGGGCCTGAGGGGCGCGATGCCAGATCACGCCTCGCCATCGGGCTTGAAGGTTTGGCGATGAACCCAAACCAGGCCCTGATCGGGCAGTTGCAGCAGGGCATTGAAACCCGCGCCACGGCGTCTCAGAAGAATGCCACGATCGAGTGGCTGCGTTCGCGCCAGCATGATGATCTGGCCGCGGCTCTGGAAGCTGGCGCATCCCCGCAAGACGTGCTGGCCGAATCTGTGCGGAGAATGCAACCCGCGAACCCGCTGGATGCAATCAATCTGCAAAAGGCGCAGATTGAACTTGAGCGTCTGAAGTCCGGTGCGGATATGGACCCGAATGTTCAGTCATCCGCGCCGCTACCAGACCAGTCTGGGGTGGTCCTGACCCTGCGCGATGGTAGCGTGCAAGTGCGCACTGTCGGCGGCGATGTCGTTACTGGTCCGGCGGCAATGGACTTTGTGCGCCAAGCGCAAGAACGCGGCGCAGAATACCAGCGCAGCATCTACGGCGCCCGCCGCGAAGGCACACTTGGCGCCGACATCGGCATGGGCGGTGAAGCCGCCGCTGCGGTGGAGCGTGGAAAAGCTATTGGCCAGGTCGAAGGCGCTGCGATAGCCGGGGCTCCGATTGATTTGGCCACCGCTGACGAGACGCTTCGATTGATTGAGGGCGTTCGGTCTGACCCCGGCATTGAAGTTGGGACCGGGGCTACGTCGGCCGCAAATATTGTGCCTGGCACCCCAGGTTATGACTTCCAAAACCGTGTCGATCAGCTTCTCAGCGGGGGCTTCCTCACGGCGATTGACCAGCTTCGCGGAATGGGCGCGCTGTCAAACGCGGAAGGCCAAACGGCAACGCGCGCGATCAGCCGCATGGACACGGCAACCAGCAAACCTGCGTTTCTTGAAGCGCTTTCTGATTATGAAAATATCGTCCGCATAGGCCGAGAGCGTGCGGCGTCACGTGTTCCGCAGCCTGCCGCGCCTGCGGGAAGCGCACCTCTTGGGCTATCCCAAGAAGACCTTAAGTATCTGGAGTAACGGCAATGGCCTACACGGAGCAGCAGCTTAAGGACGCCGCACGCAAAGCCCTTGCGGCTAATGACGCACCTGCAGCCAAACGCTTTATTGATGCCGCACGGGCTGTTGCCGCGCAGGCGCAACCCCTTCGCCAAGCCGCCGGCACACCCACGGCAGGCTACAACCCGCCCGAACGCACTTTTGGCCAGCAGATTTACGAAAACGTAATCGGCAGCGGGGTCGTGGACACACCCGGCGAGCGCGCCGGTGAATTGGTCCGCGGCGTTGCGCCAGCCCTTGCGCGCGGCGCGATGGAACTTGTCGGCCTGCCCGGGACGCTCAGTGGCTTGGCCGATGTCGGACTGCAAAAGATTGGGCTTCTGCCCGCTGACATGCCGCCTAGCCCAGTGTTTTCGGCGCTGTCTGGCGCGGGCCTTCGCAGCGGAGCCAGCGCACTGACTGGCGGAGAGACGGAATATGTCGCCCCCGGGCGCGCGGGTCAGTTCGTATCCACCGGCGGCGAGTTCATGGGCGGCGGGCTGGGCGGCGGCGTCAGAAACGCAGTTCGCTTTGGCCTTGCCCCAGGGGTCGCTTCGGAGGCCGCAGGGCAAGCCGCAGAGGCCGCAGGTCTTGGCGAGACTGGACAATCTATAGCCCGTATCGGAACCGCGCTAGGCGCCGGCGCACTTGCGGCTCGCCCTGGCGCGTTCGTGGGCGGCGATGAAGCGTCTCGCATGGCCAACGTACTGCGCGAGGCTGGCGTGGATGTATCAACCGGGCAGGGAACTGGATCGCAGGCGCTGATGCGCATGGAGGGCCGCTTGGCCCCGACTGGCCAACAGCTTGACGATTTCACTGCGGCAACCATGAAGATGCTGGGAAGTGACGCCAAGGTCGCGACCCCGACAAATCTTGCCGCAACTCAGAAAACCATCGTTGACCAAATGGACAACGCCGTTCGTGGCGTTGATATTGTGCCGAACACCGCGCAGGCGCAGGCTGCAATTGATGTAGCTACAAACTACGTTGCGCGCGTGCCTGCAGTCCAATTGACGCCGCGCATCCGTGGAATTGCCAACGAAATCAAGGCGCTTGCAGCGGCTGGAAAAGATGTCCCGCTGTCGCGACTCAAGACTTGGCGGTCTGATATCGGAACCTTTACTGTTTCCAGCGATGCCGCAACTCGTGAAGCAGCGCATTCTCTGCGCAAACTTATCGATGACATGACCGACAACGCGCTGATCGCCGTCGGCCGCGAAACAGACATTGCTGCGCTTGCAAAGGCACGTGAGGCGTATCGCAACTTCATCGGCGTGCGGGACGCTGCGACGCGAGCCGGCGCAGAAGGCGGCATCCTGTCGCCAACCGCCCTGAACCAGTCCATGATTCGCGCCCAAGGGCGTGAGAATTACGCTGTCGGCAGCACGACACCAATGGCCGACTTCACCAGATCAGGTGCGGCAACGCTGCGCCCAGCCCCATCAGTCTTGCCTGGTGGGCAACGGTCTATTTCCGAGGCCCTGCCGCTGGCACTGGCGTCTATGGCTGGCGCGGGTGGCATTGCAGCCGGACTTAGCCCTGCCGTTGCGGCGGCCCTTGCCGCAGGCGGCGCGCTTGCGCCATTTGTTGGGCAAATGGCGATGCGTAGCGCGCCAATTCAGGCTATGATGCGTGATCCGCTCGTCACAATGACGCAAGTCGGCCGCACAATCCCCGGCCTTCTGGCGCAATGAGGTAAAGATGAAACCGAAAAAGCTGACCCGCGACCAGATCCAGAACACAGTCAAAAACGCCATCATGGAGGCGGTCAGCTTCATTGAGGCCGAGATTGCGCCGGATCGCATCAGGGCGCAAAAATATTTCGACGGCCAGGTTGACCTTGCATCGGAAGACGGCCGATCGGGCGTTGTGGCTACGAAGTGCCGGGATACCATCCGCGCGGTCAAGCCGTCGCTGATGCGGGTTTTCCTGCAGTCCGGCCGCCCGGTGGAGTTCATCCCGCGCAAGCCGCAGGCCGTGCAGGAAGCCGAGCAAAAGACGAACTACGCGGCCTACGTCTTCGAGCGCAACAACGGCTTTCAGATCCTGTCTGACGCCATCGACGATGCGCTGAAGAAGAAGGTCGGCATCTGGAAGGTTTACGTTGACGAGCCCGCCACCATCGAAATCGATGAATACAGCGACCTGACCGACGATCAGGTGCAGTTGCTCCGCATGGACCCCGAGATTGAAATCTTGGAGGAAGAAATCACGCAGGAAGCCATCATCGACGAAATGGGCATGTCGATCATGCCGGCGATGTATGACCTGAAGATTGCCAAGGAAACCCGCAGCAAGGAAATCCGCATTGACGCGGTGGCCCCGGAAGACTTTTTCGTGGACCGGAACGCATCCGGCATTCAAGACGCGTACGTCTGCGGCCACAGCGCTGAAATGCGCGTGGGCGATGTGGTTGCCATGGGGTTCGACTTTGAAGAAGTCTACGACATGGCCGGCACCACCGACGGCAGCGTTGACGAGGAAGAAGAACTGCAGCGCAAGGGCTGGGATGCCAGCGACACGGACGAGGATGCCAACGACCCGTCCATGCGCAAGATCACACTGACCGAAGCCTATATGAAGATGGACATCGAGGGCACGGGCATCCCGCGCCTTTACAAGTTCCTGTGCGGCGGCGGCAGCTATGAAATGCTTGACTACGAACTCTGCGACGAGATGCCGTTCGCCGTGTTCGAGGTGGATCCCGAGGCGCACGCCTTCTTTGGCCGTTCGCTGGTGGAAATCATCATGGACGACCAAGACGCCGCCACGGCCCTGCTGCGCGGCCTGCTGGATAACATGTCGCTGATCAACAACCCGAGGATGGTCGTCAATTCCAAGCTTGTGAATATGGACGACGTTCTCAATAACGAGATCGGCGCGGTTATCCGCACAAGCGATGTGGGCGCCCTGCGTGAGATCACGATCGGCGGCATGGCTACGGGCTTGCTCCCTGCGATCACCTACTACGACGAAGCCATCAGGGCCAAGACAGGCGTCTCTGGGGCGGGCATGGGGCTTGATGCCAACGTCCTGCAGTCTCAGACAGCGCAGGGCGTGAATGCCGCTGTGCAGGCCGCTAATCAAGTCTCAGAACTCATCGCGCGCCACCTGGCAGAGGGCGGGTTCAAGCAAGCGTTCAAGATCATCGTCAGGCTGGCCAAGCAGCACATCGGCGGCCAGGAAATGATGCGCGTCAACGGCGAGTTTGTGCCGGTCGATCCGCGCTCGTGGTCTGCCGACGCCGATATGACGGTGAACGTCGGCATCGGCACCAACAAGCACGAAGAAAAGGCGATGGTGCTGCGCGAAACGCTGCAGACGCAGATGGGTATCTGGCAGGCTTACGGGCCGCAGAACAACATCGTGAGCATGACGAACATCCGCAACACGCTGGCCGACATTCTGCGCCACGGCGGGCTGAACAACTCCGAGCGGTACTACCAGCCCATGAACCAGCAGATGGAGCAAATGCTGATGACGCAGGCCGCCCAGGCGGCGCAGGGCCAGCAGCAGGCGCAACCCACCGACCCGAATATGGCCTTCATGCAGGTCGAGCAGATGAAGACCTCGGCGCGCGTCATGGCCGATCAACAGAAATCGCAACTTGATTACCAGAAGGCGCTGATGCAGGACGACCGCGAGCGGGATAAGATGACGCAAGACCTTGCCATCGAGGCCGCCAAGATCTTCGCAAACACCGGCGTTCGCCTGAACGAGCAGCAGATCCGCGCCCAGCAGGCAATGACGCAGCCGATGGGGCCGCAGCCGATGCTGCCACCGGGGATGATGCCGAATGCTTGACGTTCGCCAGCGGGCCACCCAGGCGCGGCAGCTTGAGGGCTACGAGCCGTTCAAGGAAATCTGCGCCGAAATCCGCGACGAGGCGGTGCAATTGTTTTTGAACCCAGCTTCTGATATAACTTCAATTGCTCGGGCGCATGAGGCTGTCCGGGCAGTGGAAACGTTCATGGCGGCCATTCAGACGCGCATCGACGCCGAGAAGGTCGCGGATAAAAAGGCTCAGCACCGTGGAAGCGACTGAACAAATGGAAGCGGCGGTAAATTCGCTGCTGATTATGGACGAACCATCCGAGCCGGATGAGGCACCGCAGGAATCCCCTGCGACCGAACCGGAACTGGAAGCGCAAGAGACGGAAGCGCAGGAAGACGACGCCGAGGCCGAGTATTCCGAAGATGTCGAAGCCGATGACGAAGAAGAATCACAGGAACAAGCGCCTTCGAAATACACCGTCAAGTTTGACGGCAAGGAAATCGAGGTAACGCTGGACGACCTCAAGCGTTCATTCTCCGGTCAGGCTTATATCCAGAAGGGCATGCAGGAAGCAGCCGAAACCCGGAAACAGGCGACGGAACTCTTTCAGACCCTTCAAGCCGAGCAATCTAAATTCATGCAGGTCGTGCAAACGATCCAGGAGCATGGGTTTAAGGCACCACCGCAAGCGCCTGACATCGCCATGATGGACAAGGATCCGATTGGCTACATGCAGGCGGAGGCGCGATACCGCAAGGACGCCGCCGAGTACCAAAACCAGCAGCAGCAAATCCAGCAGACGGCGGCAGCACACCGCCAGATGCAGGACAGGGCAATGGCTGAGTTTGTGACGGAGCAAAGCAAGGTCTTGCAGTCGCGCATTCCTGAGTTTGCCGACGCGAATAAGGCCCGCGAAATCACGGGCAAGATCCGCAACACGGCATCCGAGGCTTACGGTTTTACCGACCAGGAACTGAGTGGCATCGTCGATGCCCGTCAGGTCTTGGCCCTGCACGACGCGATGAAATGGCGTGAATTGCAGGCCGCGCGGACCCAAAAGGCACCCGCAGCGCCCAAGTCAATCAAGCCGGTCATGCGCCGTACCGAGCCGCAACAGATTGTTCGGAAAAAGCAGATCGACGCAGCACGGAAGACCGGTGGCAAGCCCGAGGCTTTCATCGACCTTCTGTTCAAATGAACCTTTAGAGGATTTGGATCATGGCGCAGCCAACCAACACCCTGGACAGCTACGACGTTCGTGGCATCCGTGAAGACCTTCAGGATATCATCTATGATATCTCGCCCGAAGAAACGCCGTTCTACACCAAGAGCGCGAAGGCCAAGGCGACCAACACGCTGCACGAGTGGCAGACCGACGCTCTGCGTTCGTCCGCTGACAACGCGCACATCGAAGGCGGTGACACCGCCCCGGAAGCGCGTGCAGTCACGACTAGGCTCGGGAGCTATTGCCAAATCTTCAAAAACGCGGTTGCCATCCCGGGAACCGATGATGGCCTGAACAAAGCCGGTCGCGCACGCGAAATGGCCTACCAGGTTCTGAAGATCGCCAAAGAGCAGAAGCTGGACATCGAGAAAGCCCTGTTCGCGAACCAAGCCCGCTCGGCTGGTTCTTCGGTTGCACCGCGCCGTCTGGCTGGTGTGCCCGCCTGGCTGACCACGAACACCAACTTCCAATCCGGCAACGGCGGCGCTGACCCGACCGGCGACGGCACGAACGCCCGCACCGACGACGGCACTCCGACTGCCTTCGATCAGACCAAGTTTGACAGCGTTATGCAGCAAATTTGGCAGTCGGGCGGCAAGCCGGACACCGTTTATCTGTCGGCTTTCCAGATGAACAAGGCTCTGACCTTCACCGGCAACAACAACCAGCGGTCGAATATTACCGCTGAGTCCGAGAAAGTCATCAAGCACATGTCCGTCTATGTGACGCCGTGGGGCACCGTGGAATTCATGCCGACGCGTGAAAACCGCAGCCGCGACGTGTTCGTGATGCAGGACGATATGTGGGGAATCGGCGTTCTGCGCGCGACCCGCAATACCGAACTTGCGAAGACGGGCGACAGCGAAAAGCGCCAGATCATCACCGAGCTGACCCTCATTTGCAAAAATGAGAAATCGTCCGGCGGTGTGTTCGATAACACTGTCTCGTAAGGAGGGAACCCAATGGCTTCCGAATACAAACCTAACCTTGGCGTGATTGCGATCACTGCCGCCACCACGCTTGATGATGACGCCTACGCTGGGCGCACCATCAACCTGAACTCTGCAACCGGCCGGATCGTTACCCTGCCGGCCGCCACGGGTTCGGGCGCCACCTACACGATCTTCGTGGGCACCACCGTGTCCTCGGGTTCGCACGTCATCCGTGTGGCTTCGGCCTCCGACGTGATCCAGGGCGCCGTGTCGATTGCGACCGACATTGCCGGCGTGACGTGCCCGACCGCTGCCGACAGCGACACCATCACCATGAGCGGCTCCACCACCGGTGGCGTGCGCGGGTCGATGGTCGAACTGCAGGACGTGGCCTCGGGCATCTGGATGGTTCGCGGTTCGCTGGTTTCGACCGGCGCCGAAGCGACCCCGTTCTCGGCCGCGGTCTCCTGATAATGGCGGGGGCGGTCAAAAGCCGCCCCCAACACCATAGGAATATGATATGACGCAGGTCTGGGTAAAAACCAATCAAGGTGATATACTCCGCCTCGGCGATGCGCAGAAGGCGTGCAAGGCAGACGAGGGGCTGACGTATGAAGTTATCGGAACAAATGACGGTCGAGGACGGGACGCTGCACATTCAGCAGACGCACGACTTCACCCCGATAGCGGAAAAGTCGAAGGCCCTGCAGTCGGCGGAAGCCTGGAACATGGGCGAGAGCCGGCTGGTGGCGAACATCCCGATGAAGATGTGGTCGGAGTGGGCGAAAAAGCACGGCGTCCGCGTGGACGACCACGGCGCGATGCGGGAAGTCGTGCATAAGGAATTGACGAACCCGGATAACTCTCACTTCCGGGTGTGGAATGGAAACCTCGGCCGCTTCCAGGCCAAGTAAGGATCAAAGAAAATGGCGACGATTATCCCTACTACGGTCGAGCAGCAAATCCAGGCGGCGGCGTATCGCTGGACGGATTACAGCACGGCCGACACGTCTGTGCCGGTGAAGGTGCAGAACATGCAGGGCCTGGCCGGTTCCGTGCAGGTCACCGGCACGTTCGGCGGTGCTACGATCACGCTGCAGGTGTCGAATGACGGCACGAACTATGTCACGCTCAAGGACGGTATTGGCAATGACATTACGTTTTCGGCGGCTGGTATGCGTGAGTTTTCGACGGCTGCGCTGTATCTGAAGCCCACATCCTCGGGTGGAACTGCTGATAACGTCGTTGTGACCGTCATCCTGCGGGGTTGATCTGATGCAAATGCCGCTCGTCCTTACAAACCGTCGGCGGCGCGGCGGCAGTGCGTCTGCCCCCGCTTTCAGCCCGTCCTCGCTCTATTCGTCCGGCTCCCAAGGCATCTGGCTCGACCCCTCCGACCTTAGCACCATGTTCTCCGACCGCGCTGGCACGACGCCCGTGACGACGCCGGGCACTGTCGTGGGGCTGCGGCTGGATAAGTCGAAGGGGCTGACGCTGGGGGCGGAGTTGGTGGTGAATGGCGGGTTTGCCACTGATACGGATTGGACTAAAGGCACCGGCTGGACGATTATCGGCGGCGAAGCTGTTTCTACCGCTGCGGCAAACAGTATTCGCATCCATCAACACACGGCGACGACTTATCCAGCCGCAGTTGTTGTCGAAATCAGGTATACAATCACAAGCCTTTCATCTGGCGCGTTCGCTCCCGTTCTTACGTCAGGGATTGGCGGGTCCATTGTCACCAATGGCCTAACATCTAGCGCGCCGGGAACCTACACTCAATATATCGTCTCTACTGGGACGTTTACTGGGTGGGGTGTTCGAACAGTCGGCATCACCACCGGCACCATCGACAACATCAGCGTCCGCGAACTCCCCGGCAACCACGCAGCCGCCCCAACCGACGCGGCGCGCCCGACGTATGGGGTGGAGCCGAAGGGGGGCAGGCGGAATCTGCTGACGTGGAGTGAGGCGTTCAGCGAAAGCGTTTGGGCAAAAACAAACGCAACTGTAACGGAAAATACTGGAACAGCGCCAGATGGGACTACCACTGCCGACAAGTTGGTAGAAACCGCTGTTACTGGAAGGCACATCATCACATCCAGTAGTTTTACTTTTGTTGCTGGGGTAGATTATGCTTATACCATCAGGGTAAAAGCAGCGGAACGGCAATATGTGCAAGTATCTTCATCTAGTCAGGCGACAAGTTCCTTTGCGAATTTTGACGTATCTGCAGGAACAAAGACAGCGGGAACTACAGGGTTCGGTAGTATTGCGCCAGACGCAAACGGGTTCTATGAAATAACTATCCAGTTTACTGCTGCTGGGGGTTCTGGGACTATAAGTGTCGATGCGTTGACAAACCCAACAGCGGGAAGGGGCCTTGGCTCTTACACCGGCGACGGCACTTCCGGCATCCTCATCTGGGGCGCTCAACTCGAACTCGGCCCCACCGCCACAAATTATCAACGCGTTCTCTCAGCCTACGATATCACCGAATCCGGCGTCGCCACGACACACTACGTCCAATACGACGGCAGCGATGACAGCATGTCCACGGCGGCGATTGATTTCACGGCGACGGATAAGATGAGCGTGTTTGCGGGGGTGAGGAAGCTTAGTGATGCGGCAACGGGTACATTAATCGAGTTTAGCGCCTCCCTAACGACGAACAACGGTTCATTCTTCATTCAAGCGCCGACCGGGGCAAACGACAGATACGGGTTCACCTCAAAAGGCACCGTGGCCGCAGCGACATTTGCAACCGGGTACGGCTCTCCGATTAGCAACATCGTCACAGGGCTTGGCGACATCAGCGGCGATTTAGCCACTCTCCGCGCCAACGGCGTTCAAGCCGCACAGTCCACGGGCGACCAAGGCACCGGCAACTTCGGGAACTACCCCTTGTTCATCGGTCGCCGCAATAACACCCTAACGCCCTTCAATGGCCGCGACTACGGGATTATCGTGGTCGGCAAAGCCGCATCCTCCACTGAAATCACAGACACCGAAACATGGCTGGCAGCTAAAACATCCGGGGTGACGATATGACCGACTACACCTCCGCAGTCCTGATCCTGCCCGCAGCCTATCGTGACGCAGGCAACACCCTCTCCGCCGAAATGGGCTGGCAACCCGTGGACGCAGTGCCGGGAACCTACTCCATCCCGCTCTGCACAGGCGACACGCTCACGCACTGGGGCTGTCGGGCTGACGTGACGCAGGGGTTTATCGATATGGTGGAGAACCCGCCAGAGGACGCTGCCGCGCTGGTGGCGGTGCTGGTCTATGATTGGCGGGTGACTGGTGATCCGCATGGGCATTTCGTGGACGTGATTGCGGCGAATGGGCTTGTGGTGCAGCCTGATTCTGTTGAGTGAAAGTTCGCAGGGGCTGGTTGATTCCAAAGAATGTGGCGCATTCGGTTAGCACTCGACCAAAACGAAACCATAAGTTCCGGCGCCCCTGCGTTGGCATGATTACATACCCGTGTCGGGGTATGCAATATAGTTTTCCTCATAATATGCGTCCGCGATGATGGCGCCGATCATTTCCGTAATCGTACCGCCCGGTGGCACCTGTGCCTCAAGCCAATGACGCACCTCCGGCGGCAGGGATCGCAGCAGGCAACCCATGTTGCCGCCGATCGGGCTTTCGATCAGCCCGGCCGCCCTGGCTTTGCTGATGTAGCCATTGACCGTTCTTTGCCCCACGCCCATGCGTTCGGCGATCACCTCGGTGTCCAGCTTGGCATTATGCAAGCGCGCTGCGTGCTGGATAACCGTCTCACTCTTCTTCGTCATGCTCATGCTCCATCGGGCTGCGTTTATTGTTTGGGACAGGATCCACGGCTTTGCGTTCGAGGAACCTGACATGGGCTTCTAGGGAGGCGATCCGGTCGATGGCGTCGGTGGCCACGTCGGCCAGGTGCGGCCAGTTCATCATCGGCCCGTGGGCTAGGACGGCAAGGTGGCCGAGGCGGTCTTTGATGTCAGTCATGCGTCACGCCCTTTCGTGGCGGGCGTCCAGTGTGTTGGACGCGGCGCAAGGTGACGACCATCTTCATTTATGAACCACGGCTTACCGTCATTGCACACATAACCTTCATCGGCCCGAACTGCGACGCCCCAACGCATACGGCGCGGGCCAAAAGGGCGCTTCGGATCAAGGCTGCACCCAATATAAACAGTGCCATCCTTCGGCGCTGTCTCAATCGGTTGCCAGTCCCCTTTCGTGGCGGGCGTTAACATGACCGCAGCCTCATGTTCGCTTTTCGGCGTTTCGTTAACATGAGCGGCGGGCTGCACGGCGGGAAGGGCGCGGGTGTTCCACTCATGGGGCGAAGCGCGGCGAACCGTCCAGCCGATGCAGAGCCCATGCGCGCAGGCAACTGTAAGGCCATCTACCTTGACGGCCTCGCCACCGCAGAACGGGCAGGGAAGTGGCGCTTCACTCATATCTTATCCCCCTTGCTTCAGCCTTCCGCAATTTCAGCCTTGCCCGTTCCTTCGTGACGCCCGCCGCCTTCGCAAGTTCCGCCAGCGAAACGCCGCGCTGAAAGCTGCGCCACATCACCTCATCATCCGTCTCGCCTGGGTGCGGCAGCAGCGCGGTCAGCCGGGCCACCTCCGCCTCGGCCCGCTCGGCGCGCTCCATGACCATCACGAAGCCCCGGTCGCGTTCCTCAAGGATGCGCTTGCGGTCGGCCATGACGGCATCGACGGCGGCTGCGAGGCGGTCACGCTCGGCGGTGAGCATTAACACGTCGCCCGGAACATGTTCGCTTTTCGGCGTTTCGTTAACATGAGCGGGCTGCACGGCGGTCAGGGCTTCGTTTTCCCCGCGAAGCGTGATGCAGGTTTGTTGCAGTTCGTAAAGTTCGTCTTCCGCCCGGTCACGCTCTGCGGTCAGGGCATCGCAGCGGGCATCCGCTGACAGAAGCAGTTGAAGCAATGTCTTGCTATCGTGCTGCGCCAATTCTTCCTCAGTCATCGTCATGCTCCCGGTCATCATCGTCGCGCTCGTCATCATGGTCGCCGTGGTCGTCGTCATCATCGTGGTCCGGCTTCGGGTCCGGCTTCGGCGGCTCTGGGTCAGGGCCGGGCGGCGTAGGTTCGGGCGCTGGCGGCTCCGGCGTCGGCTTAGGCTCTGGCTGCGGCTCTGGCTTGGGCGCAGGCCCCGGCTCTGGCCGTGGCGACACATCCCCACGCGCAAGCAAGGACGGGCCTCCGCCGCCCTCTTGCGCGCATCCCGGGAGCAGCGGCAGGACAAGGCACCGGTCAACGTGCGAACCGCAGGCTGCCAGCGGCAGGAGCAGGAGAAGGTATTTCATTGCACCAACCTCGCGAAAAGCGTTGCCAGCCCGACGCACGACAGGGCGACGGCAACCATCGTGATGGCGATCACCATCGCGCCGGGTTTTGGCGTCAGCCACATCTCGTCCTCGACGATACGGCACAAAGCCCGATCGGCTGGGTCATGACTGTGAACTAGCACCTCGAACGCAGCATCGATGGCGTCCAATTCATAGTAGCGGTGATTGCGCAGGACGTACCTGGCCGTCGAATATCCCTGATGCACCGCCGGCATCTGCATAACTTTCGCGCTCATTCTGGAGCCTCCACGATGCTGTAAAACCAGATTTTCAACGAGTTGTTGTATTCTTTGACCAGACGACCCTCGGCGCGCAGGTCGGTAAACGCGCGGTCTACGGTTTTCTCGCCTATCTTCAGGGACCGTGCGATGCCGCCGCGTGTGTCGCGCCCGTTGGCCAGGTGCTTCACGACTGCCGCGATGATTTCCAGGGATGCCTGGCGCAGGTAGCTTTCACCGTCCGCCGGTGTTTTGCGCAGGAAATTCGGGATGCCCGCCATCCACAGGATCCGCAGGCGGTCTTGGTCCCATTCGACGAACTTGTTGGGGAGGTGGGTCATCACAGTCCCGCCCCCATCCCAATCATCAGCATCATGTAAAGGCCGCCGAACAAGCAGGCCACGCCGATCATGTCCCGGATCATTTCGATTTCTCCGCGTTGTAAATGGCCTGACGGATTTTGCCCTGCGTCGCCACGTCCTCGGCCGAAATGCGCGAGCGGTTCTCGATCTCATTGTTCATCATGCGCAAGGCGTCCGGCCCCATGGCGGCCAGCTTGGCCACCGATGCTTTCCAGGCCAGCACGGCGCGCTCGACGTTGACCTTATTGCGGGCTTCTTCCCAAGCCCACTTGAGCGCGCGGCGGATTACCTTGGAGCCCTGGCCGATGCGCTTGACGTGCGCCCAGGCCGTCATCATGACCCAAGCCCGGTTCGGGGTCAGGTCGCCGTTCTTGGTGGTGGTGTAGGGGGTCATGGTCTGGTTCCTCTCGTTTTTCTTATCCTCAACATACACCCAATCAAGAAACACGCAACAGGAAAAATCGCTATTGACGAAGAAAAGCATATTCTATATTGATCAGGCATCGGAAATATAGAGGATAAAAAGATGCAGGCTCAAGACCTGATCAAATCATGGGCGAAGGAGGGTGGCCGCAAGTTTAGTTGGCTGGCCGCCCAGGTTCCCGTGGAAGCAAACACCGTGTCCGGCTGGGTGAGTGGGCGCAACGTGCCGAACGCCGTGTGCCGCAACCGTCTGGCCGAAATCACGGGCATCGAGGAATTGCGCGATGCTATTATGTGGGGGAAAACCGATGCTAAGGTCTGAAATCCTCGACACGGCCAAGCAGTACGTCAACGTCGATCGGGCTGCCGATCATGGATCGGCTGAAAAGAACTTTGGCCTTATAGGTCTATACTGGTCGGCGCACCTTGATACCTTCGTCGGGCCGGAAGACGTGGCCGTCATGATGACGCTCATGAAGCTGGCCCGCATCAAGGCCAACCCGGCGCACGTCGATTCGTGGGTGGACGGCTGCGGCTATCTGGCCTGCGGCGGCGAGATCGCGACGGAACAGGCGTAAGTCTACCTCTTCAGCGCGTCCAACAGGCTCTTTTGCGTTGCGTTTTTATTTCGCAAAACACCCAGGACGCGCTGATCAATCGTATTGTTTGATACGATATGCGCAATGCGGACCGGCCGTGTTTGCCCCTGCCGATGAAGGCGCGCGTTGAACTGCTGGTAATACTCAAGCGACCAATTCAACCCAAACCACACGCACAACGCCCCGCCATTTTGCAGGTTTAGCCCGTGCCCGGCAGACGCCGGGTGGGCCAACAGCATTGGAATTTCCCCGCGGTTCCAGGCGTCGATGGTTTCTTGCTTTTTGTCCAAAACCCGCGCCTGCGGAAACCGTTTTACCAAGCGCTCAAGATCGCTTTTGTAGTTGTAGGCCACCAGCATGGTTTCGCCGGGGTTGTCTTCGACGATTTCGGCCAACGCGTCTAACTTGGCCCCGTGCGCCTCTGCCCACGACCCCGCGGCGTTTGTGTAAAGTGCGCCGTTTGCGTATTGCAAAAGTTTGTTTGCCAGCACAGCGGCCGTCGCTGCCTCGACCTCTTCCCCGTCGATTTCCGCCAGCATTGTTCGCTCGAAATCCAAGTAGTTGCTCATTACCTCCGGCGGCAGATCAACACCGACGGTCAAGTCGATGCGCGCAGGCATGTCGAGGTAGTCGTCTGCGTTCATATGCACGATCTTGTCCGACAGAAGCCCGTGTATTTTGTCAGCCGACCCGGGCCTGAGGTCAAACTTGCGCCCGAAGTAGTCGGCTTCAAAAAACCTCTGCTTGTACCCCGTCAGGGTGCGCCCAAGCCTTTCCCCGTAGTCAATCAAATACATCTGCGCCCAAAGGTCCAAAAGACCGTTTGGCGAAGGTGTGCCGGTAAGGAGAACCATCGCGTCGATGTGCGGAAGCATTTTCCGCAGCGCCTTAAACCGTTTGCTTGACGCGTTTTTGAAGCTGCTACTTTCGTCTATGACCACCATGTCAAACGACCATTTCGCGCCATAGTTTTCGACCAGCCAGGGCATGTTTTCGCGGTTGATGACATATACGTCAGCATCAAGCGCCAGGGCGCCCCTACGGGCTTTGTCCGATCCGGTGCAGACCGATACCCGCAAATGCTTAAGATGCCCCCACAGCGCCCCCTCCTGCGCCCAAACGCTGTTCGCAACGCGCAGCGGTGCGACAACCAAAACCTTGTTTGCCGTAAAGCCGTCCAACATGTCACTGATCACTGTCAGGGTCGAAGCCGTCTTGCCCAAACCCATATCAAGCGCAAGCATGCACCGCCGCTCCCGCAAGACAAACTCGATCGCCTTGCGCTGATACGCGTGCAGATCATCCCGAGAAAGCATTGGCGGCCTCCAAGCTGTCGATCACCACAACCCGGCAACCCAAGCCCCTGCGGGCGTCGTGGTCGCGCGCCTGCAGGGGTGTTGGCTTTTTGCCGGGGGCTTTGACTTCGACAAAGACAATCGCTCCGCCCGGCAGTGTGACGATGCGGTCTGGCACTGACCGCCGCCCTGGGGAAACGAATTTCTCGCAGAGCCCGCCCAGAAACTTGACCCGCCTACAAAGTGCGCTCTCAATATCTTTTTCAAGCATTGCTGACCCCGATCTGTTCAAAAACCATTTTCGCCATGCCGACGTACCGTTCGAAATCAACGTCGCTCGGGAACATTTCCGGCAGGTCAAGGCATGGCTTAGCCCCGTCAGACTGCGGAACTTTGTTCGTGTTCTTGGCGTAGTTGATCGTCTCATCGACACCCACGTCGGTCGAATAGTAGAACCGAACGGCCTTGCCAATTTCCGCCCCGCGCCAAACCGCGCCGCCGGTCACCTTGCG